ATGGTAAGAAAGTCGAAGTAAAAGACGGTAAGGTAGAAGTAAAAACCGATGACGGTAAGACAGTTACAGTTAAGGTTGACGATGTAAAAGCTACAGTATCTAACAAAAACAACAGCAACAAGGGTAACACCGAAAAGAAAGAAGATACAAAGTCAAATACATCTTCAAAGAAAGACAATTCTTCAAAGACAAATACATCTGATAACGACAAGAAGCCAGCTAAGCCAAGCAACTCTTCAAGTAATAATCCGAAGCCAAGTGAGTCATCAAAGGCTGAAACGACAGCTAAGAAATATAAGTACTATAAGCATCACGATGCTGTGACAAAATATCACCCTGCAGTGACAAAAAAGCATGACAGAGAGTGGGTTGTAACTGGTACTCACGAGGAACCAGTATATAAGACAAAATGGGTGAATGTTTGTAATAACTGTGGTATGGTAATGACAGATGACAACCAGGAAGAACACCTTACTTGGGAATTGGAAACAAACGGTGCAGGTGCTTATCACGCTGAAAAGCGACAGATTCAGGTAGGCACAAAGACAGTAGAAGACGGTCATTGGAAAGAAGCATACACAGAAGTTATTACTCCAGCTTGGACCGAAACAATCACCCCAGCTTACGACGAGGAAGTATCTGAAAATGATCACTGGGATAAGAAAGTTCTTATCAACTAAGCGTATCGGTATTAATTTGATAGCAAGTATAAATCCTTAAAATAATTATTGGGAAGAGAGGGTTCTTTATGAACCCTCTTTTTCTATGCTAAAAATAAATATTATACTAAAGAAAGTATTCAATTTAGTTAGGATTTATGGTATAATATAAACATATTAAAGAAGGTATTTATATGAAAAGTTATAACCCCCGAAGAGGGTAATTATGATATGGGAATGCTCTGTAATCAACAAAATAAAACAAAGAGGTTAAGCATTAGAAAAAATTGCTTAACCTCTTTGTTGTTTTAATAATAGAAAAATCTTTTGTGTTGCGGTGTAATAAAATTTAAAAATATATTATCTTGTTTCTCAAAATCGGCAGGCAAACTAAAATGACAGTAAGTTTGACAGTAAGTTTGACTGCATTTTATCTTGTTTTAACTTAATTTAAAATTACTCAACTGAATTTTTAAAATCTCAAAAACCCAGTGTTTAAGCCACTTTTAAGGCATTTTAAGTAATTTTGGCAAAAAATAAAAGGTGGTTAAAAACCACCTTTTTTTGGTCGAGGTGACAGGACTTGAACCTGCGGCATCTTGGTCCCAAACCAAGCACTCTACCAAACTGAGCTACACCTCGAAATGTTGTTTAATAACAACAGCTTAATTATTATATACCATATTTTCGGATTTGTCAACATAATTTTCGTTTTTTATTCAAAATTAATTCAAATATTTTGAAAATCACCATAAAACAGACCGAAAATGTGGTACAAAACAGCCGTCCCTGCATAAGAAACGGCTGTTGGTGCAGGTAACTTGCAGGGGGTATTGGAATGGGGAAAATGGGGGATTTTGTTAGCTATATGTAAGCTACGGAACATAATTACGAACAATTCAGGATAATATAAGACTATATTTTGTTGATTGCGTTCACCAATTCTTTGGGGTTAATGTGGGTGTAAACCTTTTCGGTCAAGTCCATTTTCGATTTGTGACCGACTATTTTTTTGATGATTGTGTGGTTCACATTTGCCGATACAAGCATTGAAATGCAGGTATGTCTTGTTTCGTGTATGGTGTGGTCTAAACCTAAATCGTTTTGCAGAGGTGTCCAGTAGTTGCGTTTAAAGTTATCGTATTTCAGCGGCTTGCCATTGGTATTATTCAGAACATATCCACATTGAGAATCGCTGATGAATTTCTGCCAAAACGGCAGTACTTTGTCTGCTATAGGCACGGTTCGTACACCTGAATCGGTCTTTGAACTTTCAACAAAGAAAGTCTGTTCGTCAAGGTTTACATTTGAAATTTTTAGGTCGAGCAATTCGGACACACGCACTCCCGAATAAATCAGCATAAGCACTATTTTTACCGAATCAAGATTTGAGTATTCCCACAAAAGATTTATTTCGCTTTCCGAAAACTCCCTGCGTGCTCGTTTTGTTTCATCTGACTTGGCATTGATTTTCAATTTTTCTGCAAGATTGTTATGGAGCATATCGTGAAATATGCAGTATTCGTAGATTTTGTTCAACAGAATTTTAATTCGCCTAACCGATTGATAACCGTTGTGGCAGTTATCAAGAACCCGTTGCATATCAATGATTTTTATATCGGACATCTTGCGATTGTATAACATTGAGCATTGTTTGTATGCCGCATTATACTGTCTTTTGGTGTTCGGATTTGTGTCTTCGGTGATGAACTCCTTGTACCAAAGTTCATAAATTTCTGAAAAAGTGCGTCTTGCCGAATCAACATCAAACGGGTTTTGATTGTAATCAGCAAGAGCGTTCAGGGCTTTCGGCTTGTTGGGAAAGTAGCCAATAACCCTGCGTTCCTGATTGCGTGTTTCCTTGTTGTAGCCTATTGTCACGCAGGCAACCCACGGATTGCGCCTGTTTCCGCTCAGCTTATAAACAGAGCCGTAGCCGTTAGGCAGTTTCATTTTATACACTCCTTTTGTTTGAAAAAAGGGTGCAAAAATCCCTTGTGTTATTTATCTGCAAAACTTGCAAAACACAAGGGAGTATGGTACAATTATATTGCTGTTTAAGTACCGTTGCACCCTATGTGTAATGGTTTCCGCTCTATCCTGTTGGCGCAGGGTAGGGCGGATTTTTTATTTTACTAAATTTTTAGCGTATAGCTTATCTTTCTTTAGTTCTTCTGAATCGGGGCGACTTACTTTAGTTTCAAGTCCGTCAATATGTTCAAAGAGACTTGGTTTAATCGTGTGCCACATAGGGTCTAAAATAAAATCAATGCCCTCTCTGCGGGCGTGCTTAGCAGCAGGAACAAAGTCGCTGTCACCGGCAATTAATATAATACGATCAACTTGCTTTTTGTAAGATAAAGATGCAATATCCAAGCCTATTTTCATATCGACACCTTTCTGTTGTATATCAAGTTTGAAATGACTTTCTTCCAGGTCTGTAATGGCGAGTTTACCATTGCACAATTTCTTTACATATTCAGGCTTAATTGTGTATCCAACGGTACTTTCTAAAAGTTCACCTTTTCTAAAAGCTACTTTTCTTTTAGATTTTAGTTCCTCAAAAAACTCCATAGACCATTTATACTGATCAGTTTTAGATAAATCAATTTGTTCTTTAGTGAGGGGATGATATACTTTCTTAGTTGAAGGAAGACAATCATAGTAGAAAATGCGATAAAGGTATTTTTCTTCTGAATAACTGTTGCGAGTTTTTTTATTCATGTAATGCCTACTGCAATATTGAACCAATTCTCTTGCCCTATCTTTTGGGTTTTTATCTCCCCATAAATAATTTGCTCTTCTTAAATAAAAAGCACCGTCAACAAGGATAGCAATTCTTATCATGCGAAAATTCTCCTTTATGTAAAAAACTCTTGGGGTCGACACATCCCATATGGTGGGAGGTTTACTGCCAAGAGTTTACACTAACAATAAAATTAAAATTTAATGTAGTAATACTACATTTTTATTATATGCAAATTCAAGACATTATTCAATAGGTATTTTAAATTTGTAATAAATGTTGTTGAAATACAACAAAAAACAAAGTGCTTTATTGTAAAAAATAATAGTGATATTTTAATAAATGTTACTGTAAAATCCTACGGCTTTGCCCTCTTTTATGAGGGCTTTTTGTTTATTGCGAATTTCCGTGAGCCTGTCTTTGTATATATCGGAAGAAGCAAAATCATATTTTGGGGTGTACAGACCAAAACTCTGTATTTCAATTTGCCCGTCAAGGTTTATGATTTCGTCCTGTCTGTATTTAATAGCGTCATTCAGGCTTGAAATCTGACTGTCAAGCGAAGAAATTGTTTCATTGCGGTAGGATATAGTCTGATTTAACGAACGGATTTCATCATTCAGCTTATCTGTAAGTTTCATAAGTTTGCTTGCATTACGCATTTCAGGAGTGAAAGAGCTTTTCAAACGGTCAAGCTCAGCTTGCAGATTTTCGGACTGTTGTTTATACTGTTTGCCTTTGAATGTATCTAAAAATCCCATAATTCTACTCCTTATCTAAATTGCATTAGCCTCAAGTTCGTTATAAACAACAGGCTCATAATCATAAAAGTGTTCTGATTTAATATGTTTCAATTCGTGCTTTGTTGCTTTTTGCTGAACAGCATGACTTAATAAAATATTTATGTAAACATTGAAATTACCGTCTGAATCCACAACAGTAACACCTTTTACAGTCAGCGGCAGTTCGATTCCTCTAATATAAATATCGCCCAATAATCATTCATCCTTTTGCAATGCCTCAATGATACGAACAGCTTTTTCAACATCTTCTTTTGTAGCACCTTTTGCAAGGCTGAACAGCATACGCATTTCACTTCTGTTTTTAAGTTCTTCAAGGTATTCCTGAAGTTCTATATCATCAGTAAGTTTTGATGTTGCGTGTTCTTCCGTCAGATCCGATTTAAGTATTCCAAAATAATCTGCAAGCATTTGCATTTTATCTACTCGTGGATACTTCTTTGCATTTGCCCAGTCTGAAACTGTTGAGGCTGTGATTTTTAAGTCTGAAACAATATCAGCCTGAGTTTTATTATTTATGGCAAGATAATAATTGAAATTTTTAGCGAATATCTTTTTGTTCATTTCACTGTTATCTGTCATATTGAACACCTACCTTTTATTTATCTAAATCATACACTAAAAGCGTAAAAAAATCAAGATATTTTTAAAAATATTTCGTTTTTAGCTTGACATTACGCTTTTAGCGTGATATTATTAGAGCTGTAAGGAGGTGACGAAATGCTCAACACCAAAGTTAATTATCCTAAAATCACACTTGCGGCGGCAAGAGTAAATGCAGGATATTCGCAGAAAGAAGCCGCTTCAAGACTTAAAATCAATGAAAGAACTCTTCAAAACTACGAAAGTGGTGCTAATGTTCCTGACTGGGATATGGTTCATAAAATCGGTGAACTTTACGATTTCCCGATTGACTTTATTTTTTTTGGCTCCGAATTACGCTTAAAGCGTGATAAAGCTAATAACTAAACCAACACCCACACAATCAATAATACCACAATCGCAGTCCCATTAAACGGACTTTGCTGAACAGCAGAAAACAGCGTAGGAATGGAGTGATATAGTGGAAATAACAGTAAAAGGTACATCAAAAGAAATTGCTGACCTTGTATTGCAAGTACAAAGTCAGCAAACAAAAGTAACATCAGTTAATATTTCCAATAGTAACGCCGATGATTTGGTCATAGAATACAACCATAAAAGGCATATGAGTAATTGTATTGGACGATGTTGACCTTATTTTTACATCTTTTAAGATTATGTAACCATCATTACCAACAATTACAGGTTCAGAACCTGTAGAAGAAATATTTTTAAAGTATTCTTCTTTAGTATTATCGCAAATCTTATAGAAAACACTGTACAAAGATTTTTCATCGTCTATTTCCTGCTCAGACGGCACTTTACCTGAAATGATTCCGGCAGAAGTTGTTAATATCAAGTTGTTTTCTTCTAAACCTTCAACTTCCGGGATACAAGACATAGCTATTATTAAACTTTTCTTAAGTGATGAATGATTCATATTAATTTCACCTCGCTTTCTGTATATAGTTAGTGAATTGGGGTTCACCACTAAATATAGTATAACACAAAAGGACTGTGAAATCAATGCACATCAATGAATTTGCTGAAATATTGCTTAAAAGCAGGAAACAGAAAGGCTTTTCACAAAGTGAGCTTGCTAAGAAATCAGGCTTTACCAAAAGAGCTATTCAGTATTGGGAGAAAGGAAAGAAGAGTATTTCTCTTGAAAATGCCGACAGGCTCTTAACGGCTTTAGGTGTAGAAATCAAGATAGGTAAAACAGAAAGCAGGTGATAACAATGCAGATAACAGGCACACCCGATGAAATCGCAGAATTTATGAATCTGCTGAAAAGCGATTACAGAGGTGACTGCACAATCGAAAAAGATGTTAATTGAAATAAAGTAGGGAGGTGTTTATATGGACACAGTTCAGATGAACAAAAAAATCAAAGAAATTATGGATAGCAGTGATGTCTATCTGCTCTCGGAAGACGCCGCAAAGGCTATTGGAGTTGCTCCGCAAAAATTGCGTGAACAGGCAAAGGACGAACCCGAAAAATTGGGATTCAATGTAATTGTAGTCGGCACATCTATCCGTATTCCGAGAATACCGTTTCTCAATTATATTCTCGGTTCAAACCCGTTGAAAGGAGTGTAACAAATGTGTCATTTAAGAAACTACCCAACACGCAGAAAACTACTCAAAGATGTTGAAAGCCTTAGAGCAGAGAACAGACATCTCGGCATTGAGTTGAGAAACGCAAGAACAGACCTTGCACTTGAAAAAACAGCGTCAAGCGGTTATCGTCACGAGAACCGAGAGCTAAAACGCAAGCTCAAAGCACTTGAAACGCCTGAATCCGAATCCTTCGGCTTTGAATGTGTGGGGGTGGAGAAATGAGCAATAAAAAAAGTGCCTGCGACACTGTGAATGCCACAAGCACAAAGAATAATAAACCTAATTTAATTATATCCTCTGCAACAGGAAAAATCAAGTTGTGCAACAAAAAAAATCTTAAAGACCATAAATCTAAAGCAATTCTTGAGCCGGTAAAGAAAGTGCTCTGCGAATTTTCAGAGCAGAACGAGGAATTTGCAAGAGCCGTTACGGCTGCAGAAAACCTTGAAAACCTGATTGACGAAGTGGGAAAGAAACTTCCCGCTGCAGTTTCCGACCTTGATGTGTATCAGCAGATTGTCGGTAAGATTTTCCCCGGAGCAAAGGTTACTTTCACAATGCAGATACATATGTCTGAATACGAGCTTGAAGAACCTAATGTCGCAGAGCAGAAAACGGATCAGGTAACTCTTGATCTCGGCAATCTTATAGATTGGTAGGTGTCAGCATGATTAAAAATCCTGACAGCCTGCTTAATAAGATTCCTGACCTGACAGATGAACATGAAAAGCAGATAGCAATGTACTTTCCGCAGTATGCTTTCTACGAAAATAAAAGCAAAAGAACCTGCGACTATTTCTGCACAAGCTGTCAAAGCTGGCACATCGGCGAACAGCTCCGACTTTGTCATAATCAGGAATTTGTCTGCGGTCATTGCAAGGAAAGCGTAAAAGCAAAAGCCCTGCACTACGGCAGAAAAAAACTTGAAAGAAGTCGCAAGTTTGGTTTTTGCTTTGCTGTTGACGGCAGGCTGTACATCAGATTTGTAACGGCATATCAGTTATTTTCCGATGATTTGTACAATGAAAATCCTGTCGAAATGATGCCCCGATATACTTTTTCGGATGAATATCTTTATGTATATGAACAGCACGCAATGCAAAGATTTGCATATGGCTGGTACGATAAATTATTTCATCCGCTGAAGACAGACGGAGTTAGCCCCTCTACATCACAAGGTTTTGCGTGGTATTGGGGTCCGTCAGAAAAAACCTTGTATTCAGGCTGGGGTTCAACCGTACTTTTAAATCTCGATGTAATAACCGATACGGATCTCAGATATTCGTGTGCGGATGAGCTTTCAAACAGATATACGGTTCAAGGGATTCTCAAATGGCTGAACATATATGTAAGGCACAATAATGCAGAATACCTGATTAAAGGCGGTTTTGAACATATTGCAGAGCTTTTGATTGACGGCAAACTTTCACTCAATAAAATTCATTGGAAAGAAACCAATCTGCTTAAAATGCTCGGATGTCGTAAGGAGGATATGCACTTTTTCGCAGATTATGATTCAAGTGCAATTGAACTTTACCGCAGTGTGATAAAGGAAGAACCGACCATTCATATGGCAAGCGAGTTCATAAGCAAGCTATCAAAGCTCAGTACTTATGCTGTAGATAAACTTCACAAAAATAATCTTACATACAAACAGATTCTGAAGTACGGCAAAAACAATCGGAGAGTAATGCTGTGGAAGGATTATCTTGATAATTGCAAAAAACTTCCCGAGGGTATCGAAGAAATAATGCCGGCTCATCTTGAAGAGGCTCACGACAGAACGCTTGAAAAGGTTGCTTTCTATGCAAACAAAGAAGAAACGGAGCAGATTGCAAAAATGGCAAAGACACTTTCTCCGTTGCTGATGAGCACAGACAGCCTTATAATGCTTGCCCCAAAAAGCGGTGAAGAAATAATAGCAGAGGGCAGAATATTACAGCATTGCGTCGGCGGATATGTAAGACGGCACGCAAGAGGTGACACGATAATACTTTTCATTCGTCATAAAGATAAACCGAAAATCCCGTTTTTTACGATTGAAGTAAATCCCGAAACATTGGAAATAATGCAGTGCCACGGTTACAAAAATGAGCGTGACAGCGGATTTAAAAAGCCGGATGAAATCAAGAAATTTGAAAAGCAATACGCTGAATTTTTGGAGGATATAAAAAATGTCAGAAATAACAGTAAGCGAACAGCATAAGCAGGCAATTGAACTGCATCAGAAGATAATTGTCAGCGCAAACCTTGCACAGCAGAACATATGGGATATGTGCAACGGACTTAAAACAATGCGTGACAACAAGCTGTATAAGGAGCTTGGATATCAGAACTTTGAGGACTATTGCGAAACAGAGGTAGGTTTCAGCAGAATGCAGGCTCATAAGTATATTTCGATAATCGAAAATATAAACACTCAAAATGTAAACTCGAGTTTACATTTAGGTGTTACAAAACTTGCTTTGCTCGCTACCATAAGCGAACCCGAACAGGCTGAAATCGCCGAAAAGCTTGACCTTGAAAACACAACGGTCAAGCAGTTAAAGGCTGAAATTGACAGCCTTAAAGCTGAAAAACAGGAGGCAACCGACAAGAGCATTGACTATTGCCGACAGCTCAATAACGCTAAGAAAGACGCCGACTATTACAAGCAACAGGCAGACACTTCAAAAGAAAGCTACCGCAATATTGAAAATCAGCTTGCAGAGGAAAAGAACAAAAATTTCAAGCTGACGAATAAAGTTCAGGAGCTTGAAAGCCGTCCTATCGAAGTCGCCGTTGCAGAGCCGAGCGACAATGAACGCAGACTTAACGAAACGATTAAGGCTTTGGAAAGAGAAAACATTAAGCATTATGACGAACTCGAAGCGGAGTACCGCAATAATGAAAAAATCGTCAGAAAACAGCTTGAGGACGAAAAGCAGGAGGCTCTTCGTAAGCAGAAAGAGGAGTACGAAGAAAGACTGCAAAATGTTCAGACTGCCGACGGTTCATCAGATGACAAGGATGTCTTTAAGGCATACTTTTCAATTGCATATGACAGCTTTGTCCGTATGCTCGATTTTGCTAAGCAGTCACAGGACAAGGAATTTTTCAAAGGCAAGGTTGAACATCTTATCAATGCACTTGCCACACAAAATATAAATCTTTAAGGGGGAGCAACAATGAAACTTTATGAGCTTACCGAGATGTACTCGGATTTATTTAATCAGTTTGACGCTATCAACGAATGGGAACCTGATACGAATGCAGACGGAATGCCGATTGATGATGACGGCAACATTATTGCCAATGTGGATGCATACCGCAACAAGATGTTGACAGCGTGGTTCGATACTCTCACGGGCATTGAGGGCGAATTTGACGAGAAAGCTGAGAGCATTGCAATCTACTACAAACAGCTTCTTGCTGAGGCTAAAATGCTTAAAGCCGAAAAGGCGGCAATTGCAAAAAGACAGTCACAAAAAGAAAAACAGGCGGAGAGCCTTAAAACCTATCTGTTTAAGTCAATGCAGGCACTTGGCAGACAGAAGATTGATATGCCGAGAGCGGTTATGTCACTTAAAAAGAACGCTCCGAGCCTTGTTATTGATGATGAAATTTCATTTGTTGAGTGGGCGGAGGAACACAACCTTGACCACCTCTTAAAGTACAGTATGCCCGAAGTGAAAAAGAATGATGTCAAGGCTCTCTGCAAGAAGGGCGAAGAAATCCCCTTCGTACATATGGAAGCCAAGCAGTCATTAAGTATTAAGTGAGGTGTTATTTATGGGATTACCTATATTGGTTTTAGGATATTCAGGCAGCGGAAAATCTGCCTCTTTAAGAAATTTCAAAGCAAATGAACTGGCTCTTGTGAATGTAAACGGAAAATCACTTCCGTTCAGAACAAAATTTACTTCTTCAATCAATTCCGACAACTACATAGATATTGAGGACTTTATCAAAAAGCAGAAATGCAAGTCGATTGCAGTTGATGACGCACAGTATCTCATGGCTAACGAGTATATGAGAAGAGCCAAGGAAACAGGCTTTCAGAAGTTTACCGATATCGGTAAAAATTTTTGGGAGCTTGTGAAAGAGGTTGAAACTCTCCCAAATGACACGATTGTTTATTTTCTCAGCCATATTGAAACCGACGAAAACGGCAGACAGAAAGCTAAAACAATCGGCAAGTTGCTTGACGAAAAAATCTCGGTCGAGGGAATGTTTACCACGGTTTTAAAAACTGTTGTCGTTGACGGCAAGTATCTTTTTGCAACACAAACGGACGGTAACGATACCTGTAAAAGTCCGATAGGCTTGTTTGATTCAATGTACATATCAAATGACCTTAAAATTGTTGATGAAGCATTGAGAACATACTATTCAATGCAACCCGAACAGTATTGTGATGAGTGCAAAGCACCGATACTTTCGGACGGCAAACGCACAGTTAAACAGATCATTGACGGCACAACCAAAAATTACGGCAGACAGCTCTGTATGCAGTGCGTCGCAAAGCTGATAAAGCAGAAGAAACAGGAAAAGCAGAGAGAGGGTGCAGACAATGCAACTTCGACCGTATCAGAATGACCTTGTTGAACAGGTAAGACAGGCTTGGCGAGAGGGTTACAAAGCTCCCTGTATAGTTCTCGGTTGCGGCGGCGGAAAGTCCTGCATTGTCGCAGAAATTGCAAGACGAACAACTTGGAACGGGAAACGAGTGCTGTTCCTTGTTCACAGGAGAGAGCTTGTTGACCAAATATTCAGAACCTTTGTCCGCTGGGGTGTGCTTATGGATTTGTGCCAAATCGGTATGGTGCAGACCTTTACACGAAGATTGAAGAAACTGCCAAAACCCGCACTTATCATCACAGACGAAAATCATCACAGCCTTGCACAAAGCTACAAACGCATTTACGAACATTTTTCAGATGTTCCGAGGGTTGGCGTTACGGCTACACCAATCAGGCTGAACGGTGACGGTTTGGGCGATGTCAACGATAAGCTCATAATCGGGGTGAGTACAAAATGGCTCATTGAGCATAACTGCCTTGCCCCATATGACTACTACGCTCCGAGTGTTGCCGACCTTACAGGACTGCACACCAAAATGGGCGAATATGTAACAGCGGATATTGAAAAGGCAATGATAAAAAACACGGTATTCGGTGATGTTATCAAATACTACAAACAGCTTGCAGACGGTAAAAAAGCCGTCTGTTACTGTTCCTCGGTAAAGCACAGTCTTGCAACGGCGAAGGCATTCTGTGACGCAGGAATTTCAGCCGAGCATATTGACGGAGCAACTCCAAAGGCACAGAGAGAACAGATTATAGCCGATTTCAGAAATGGCAAAATTACAATCCTCTGCAATGTGGATTTGATTTCAGAGGGCTTTGATGTTCCTGACTGCGAATGCACAATTCTGCTCCGACCTACTCACAGCCTTACGCTTTACATTCAGCAGTCAATGCGATGTATGCGCTATAAGCCAAACAAAAGGGCGATAATCATTGACCATGCCGGCAACTACGCAAGGCACGGAATGCCTGACGATGACAGAGAATGGACGCTTGAAAAACGCAAAAAGCAGAGTGTCAAAAAGGTTGAAAAGGAGCAGAAGGAAAAGGTCAGACAATGTCCCGAATGTTTCTTTACATTTTCAGCACCGCCGGCAGGACAGAAAGCCGTGTGTCCGCATTGCGGTTATGTATTCCCGACAGCCGAAAGGACCGTTGAAACCGATACCACCGCAAAGCTTATTAAGGTTGAGGAATTCAAGCTTGATTTCAGCACACCCGACGATTGCCACAGCTATGCGGACTTGCTTGCATATGCAAAAAGCCACGGCTACAAAACAGGCTGGGCATATTTTCAGGCACGAAAGAGAGGAATGATAGCTTGACAGAAGAGCACGCAATTCAGAACAAAATCCGTGTTGCAATCGCACCGTACTGCGATATTTTCCGTATCAATGTGGGAACAGGCTTTACAAAGGACGGAAGATATTTCAACACGGGAGTTCCGCCCGGATTTTCGGATTTATTCGGTGTCAGAAAATCAGACGGCAGGGCGGTTTTTATCGAGGTTAAAACTCCCAAAGGTAAACCAACAGAAAAACAGCAGAAATTTATAAATATGATGAAACTCAACGGTGCTGTTGCAGGAGTATGCAGAAGTGCCGATGAGGCGATAGAGTTAATAACAAAGGAGTAAAATTATGGGATTTAAAGCAAATTGGAGCGAGGCGGCACAGCCTGATTCACTCAAGCCCGAGGGCGATTATGAGTGTCTTATAGCAAAGGCAGAGGAGCGTGACTACACTAATTCAAAAGGCGAGGAAAAAACCTGCCTGAACATTTCGTTCGTTATCCGAAACGATGTTGAGCAGGGGTACAAAAACGGTTATATCTTCCATACCTTGTGGAAACGCAGAGAACCGACCGAGAACGATATGCAGGTAAACGGATACGGCTTTAATCAGGTTATGGCTCTCGGCAAGGCGGCAGGACTTCCCGACGGCAAGGACTATGACAGCCTTGAACAGTTCCTCGCTGAGCTTGTGAAAAAGCCTGTTCGTGCAACCGTTAAGCACGAAGAATACAACGGTAAAATGCAAGAGCGAGTAAGCTGGCTCAATCTGACTAAGTATCCGACAGTAAAGCATACCTTCAAACAGTCGCAGAACGGCACGGCAACAGCCTATGCACAGCCACAGCAGAGTTATGCACCTGCACAGACAGCAAATCAGGGCTTTATTGATATGCCGATTGACGATGATTTACCGTTCTGATTTCAAAAAATTTTCTTCGGGAATTGCATAAAACAATGCAATTTTCACCGTATTTATACCCATATATGGAGGTGAAAAAATGGGCTTTACAAATTTAAACCCAAATAAAAATAAATATTTTGCAGTTCCCGAGGAATTGAAAGGTTATAAAAACTGGGTGTGCTGGCAGTCATATCCCGATCCGAAATCGCACAGCGGAATTTCAAAGAAACCGATAAATCCAAGAACGGGTGGCTTTGCAATGCCGAATAACTCGGACACTTGGTCAGATTTTGAAACAGCAGTCAGAGAATCCGTCAAATATTCGGGCATAGGCTTTATGTTCTCAAATTCACCGTTCTTCGGTGTTGACCTTGACGATATGCCAAACGATATTGAGGACTACAAGAACGGCGGAGCTGACAACATAATCAGCGAGTTTGTGAACACTCTGCAGAGTTACACCGAGTTTTCGCAGAGTAAAACAGGTGTTCACATAATCTGTAAGGGAACTCTTCCCGAGGGCAGAAGAAAGGCTAAGAATGATTCGGGCGGCTTTGAAATGTACGAAAACGGCAGATTTTTCGTTGTGACAGGTGATTACTGCTCTGCATATGCGTACATAAACGATTGCACCGAAAGCATAAAGCCGTTACATTCAAAATATCTCGGCAAGGCAACAGAGCCACAGCCTAAGCTCCGTAACATTGAGGTTAATCTCAATACGGTTGAGGATATCGTAAGGGCTGCCTGCAATGCCAAAAACGGCAATCTTTTCAGAGCCTTATACAGCGGTGATTTTTCGGCTTATGCGTCACAGAGCGAGGCTGATATGGCATTCTGCAATATGCTTGCGTTCTGGTGCGGTTGCGATACCGACAAGATGGATTCGATTTTCAGACAATCAGGTTTAATGCGTGATAAGTGGGACAGAAAGCAGTCCGGTACAACCTACGGCATTATAACCCTGCAAAAGGCTGTGTCGGGCTGTACGCAGACCTATAACCCAAAACAGCATAACGATTACTCAATTTCAATCGGTGACGGCAAGGCTGTTCAAGCGGTTGATGAAGAAAAAATGCGTGCCTACACCTTTGACGATATGGGCAATGCTGACAGGTTTGTTGATTTATTCGGTGATAATGTAAGGTATTGTTATACAGAGAAAAAATGGTACTACTACAATTCTATGAAGTGGTGTGTTGACAATATCGGAGTTGTGTTAAGAATGGCAGACAAGAGCGTTGAGGCTATGAAAGCCGAGGCAAAGCTATACTTGCAGGCTGATGAGGAAAGCGGCGGAGATATGTCGAAAGCATTTGAAAAGCATATGAAAGCAAGCCGCTCCAATAAGTCAAAAAAAGCAATGCTCAACGAGGTTGAACATCATATCCCCGTGCTTCCGGCACAAATGGATAAATACCGCATGGCATTAAATACCCCAAGCGGAATAATCAACCTTAAAAACGGCGAAGTGAGGGCGCATAATCCCGAATATTATTTTACAAAGATAACTTCGGTTGACTGTTCTCAAACGGCAGAGTGTCCCCGTTGGCTTGCATTCCTTGACGATATTTTTGCAAGCGATAAGGAGCTTATTCGCTACATTCAAAAGGCGGTTGGTTACAGCCTGACAGGATCAACGGCTGAACAATGTGCATTCTTCCTTTACGGCACGGGACGAAACGGCAAGAGTACATTCATTGATGTTATCCGTGATGTATTCGGCGATTATGCCGCAAACATTCAGCCTGAAACAATTATGGTAAGAAACTCTCAGAGCAGTGCCATAAACAGCGACATTGCACGGTTAAAGGGTGCAAGGCTTGTCACCTCGGTTGAGCCGAACGAGGGCGTGCGAATTAATGAGGGACTTCTCAAACAGCTTACGGGTGACGATACCGTAACGGCAAGAAAGCTGTACAGCGAGGAATTTGAGTTCAAGCCCGAGTTTAAGCTGTGGATGGCAACAAACCATAAACCGATTATCAGAGGCACTGACACGGGCATATGGCGAAGAATACATATGATACCGTTCAATGTTCAGATTCCCGAGGATAAGGTTGATAAGAACCTTACGCATAAGCTCAAAGCCGAAATGACCGCAATTTTTAAATGGTGTATTGACGGCTGTATTCTGTGGCAGAGAGAGGGTTTGAAAATGCCGTCTGCCGTTCTTCAGAGCGTGAGAGAGTACAAGCGTGAAATGGATGTCATTTCCGCCTTTATCGAGGACAGATGTGTGTTAGAGGGTTCGGTTCAGGCAAGCACGCTCTATGCTGCCTATGCAAGCTGGGCGTGGGACAACAACGAATATTGTATGTCAAATACCAAATTCAGCACCGAGCTTGCCAAACGATTTGAAAAGGTAAGAGGCAAAAACTATAACTTTTTCAACGGCATTTCACTTTCTAAAGATTGTTGAGGTGGAGGGTGGTGGAGGGTTTGACGGTTTTTCTAACCTTTCGTATAAGAAAAATAAACTAATATATATAGAAAGGGTTCTTTAAAATAGCCCCAAACCTTCCACTACCCTCCGAAAGAGGTAATATGAAAAAATATGATTTTAAAAATCCAGAGGTATTTGAGCAGCTTGAGGATAAAGCAATTGACGGCCAGCTTGATTACTCATCCTTTCCGCCGCCCGAATATAAATACTTTTCAAGGCTTGCAAAGGTCGGCTACAACAACCGTCATAAAGGCTGGGACATAAACATCTGCCTTGAATGGCAGGACAAGCTCAGAACGGAGTATAAGCGTGACAGAAACGACGCAGACGAATACCGTATGCTCTCACAAAGAATTATGGATAATGTAAAGAAAAGCGCCGACTTCGTCCGTAAGATGTATCAGTCCCAAACCAACGAGCAAACCATAATCAATGCCCTGCAAGCCTTAGAATGCCTAACCAACGAAAACGGCTTAACCAAAAGAATAACCGAAAAATTAAAGGAGCGTGAAAACAATTGACCGCTAAGGAATACCTTTATCGAATTAAAAACTTAGATACCGAAGTGAATATAAAACTTGAGGAATTAAAATGTCTTAAGCAAAAATCTTTAGGTGTACAACCTATATCTTTTGAACAAAAGGTTAAGAGTAGCAACGGTAACTCAAGCAACAGAGTGATTGATAAAATAATAGACCTTGAAAGTCTTATAAATTCGGAGATTAACGAACTTATCAATATTAAAGCAGAAGCTCACGATCTGATAACTCAGCTTAAAAATCCTAAACACCGCAGTTTGCTTACTGAATATTATCTTAATAATAAAACGCTTGAGCAAACTGCAGAAACAATGAAATATAGCTATGACTATATCAGGCATTTGCATAGCGGGGCTTTGGCAAATTTCAGAAAAATATATAATTTATTTTATAAATAACATAGAATAACACATAGTAAGTGTGTTATCATTAAAATGAAGAAAGCAACAACAAGAGACATATAAAACTCTCCTAATAATAACGATTACATAGGCTGTTTTCGTATGAATACAGTCTTGTAATCGTTATTGTGCATAAAAAATGTCACTATATTTGAACAATGTTACAAATTGTACAAATAACATTGAAAACAGTTGTATTATTATGTATAATATGTAATTGAGGTGATATTATATGTCGAGAAAAGTAGAATTTTTTGTGTTGACTTTTGCTCCAAAAGATAAAAATGACAAAAATATTTATAGTGGAAATTTCAAAAACTTTTTCGAAAAAATAGAAGAAATTTTTGCTATGGCAGATAAGTCAAAAATATTGTACCGAGATATTGGTGGTAAAAAGATTACAATTTCACGATTTTTGAGAAACGACAGCAATTATTTTCTTATACCATTTGGTAAACTAAAAGAGGGTAAAACCTATACACAAAAAGATGATATATTCACGGAATTAAACACGGAACTGTTTGAAGTGTCTTCTATGGTTTTCAACATAACGAATAATGTTGCCATAATAACTAAGAATAAAATGGGACCTAACTTTACATTGATTGAAGAATATCTAAACAGTTTTATACCTGCTGATTTCGATTATGAAATCAAAATTATACCTTTATTTGAAGATAATGGTTTAAGTAAATTAAAGAATGCAAAGTACGTAAAAAGTATTATCATAGAATTACGCATTAGCGATGCAGTTAAGTCTCTGTATGCAAATAGATTCAGATCACAAAAAGGACATATAAATTCTTTTATAGCATATTCTGCTAATGATATTAAATCGGAAAGCATTAAACTAGAACTTGGATTTAATTATGCAAAAAAGAAGGATTCTCTTGATATAGATTGTGTTTATCAATTGATTGAAGATTTGAAGTTAAATCCAGATATAATCAAACAAATCAGATTAAAATATGTAACGCCTCAAGGTGATAATGACTATGCTGAACTTAAAGATAGTAATATTATAGTTAGCCACACTTTTGGTATTCGAGACAATTTTTTGCCTTCTGAATATCTTTTAAATAGCTGTAATGAAGCTTTTGAAGGTAAGGTTAATAAGTATAGAAAACAGAGAATTTCCATACAAGCCGCTGAAATATCAATGCCCACTGAATTAAGAGAGCTGTGTTTGGATTGGAATCCGGAAGAATATTATGACAATTAGTGGTAGTATGAAATCGTAGGAGGTGAAATATATGAATAAGATTAAATCATCATTAAGCGATTTTAAAATAGAATTCTTTATATTATTGATATCCATTGCTTTCTTTATTGTGGGGGTAATAATTTATAATAATAGTTTTGTTGATATAAAAATTACTCTTGATAATTTAGCAGTTAAAATCTTTCCTAATGACAGGTTAAATATGATAGCGACTATACTTACTATTACCACTGGTTTTTATTTAACAATCGCAACGGTAGTGTCTGTATCGGTTATAAATGTCAGTAGGGCAATACTTGAATCACAGTCAGATAAGCCTATTATAACGCTAATAATGTTAGGCATTATAGAAAACATTGTTTGCATTATTCTTTGTACCTGGCTAATTGGTGACGATGAAATTAAAAATATATTTGTTTCTTTTTGGCTTTCTATTGTAATATTGATGTCTTTGGTTACATTTGCAAAATTCATTAACTTTGTTCGTCATTTGTTAATCGAAAATATGAAACAAATGCAGAAGGATTTTCAAGTTGAAGATGAAAAAGAAAATGAATTGTTTTCACTTTTAGAAAACATAGAAAAAAATACTAGAGTTAAATAAAATTGTTATTTACAGACCGCTCTCGTTTGAGGGCGGTTTTGTGTTAATGCGAAAGGCGGTGATACCGTGAAAGAAAAATTAAATGCAAGGCAGAGAAAGTTTGCGGAATATTATGCGCAGAGCGGTAACACCGTTCAGAGTGCCATTATGGCGGGATATTCAGAAAATTACGCAAACGCAAGAGCGTATGAATTGTTGGAGAATGTTGGAGTTTCAAAATACATCAAGGAGCTTTCCGATAAGCTCAAGGACGAACGCATTATGAGTGCAAAGGACAGGCAGGTTGCTCTGTCCGACATTGCCCGAAGCGGTGATGAGTTTGCCTCCGACAGAATCAGGGCGATTAACACGCTCAACAAGATGACGGGCGAATACACCGTTAAGGTTGACGCAAAGGTTGAGCAATCCGAAAAGCTCTCTGATGTGTTCAGACAGTTAGGCGGTGAGGGCTTGAGTGAGTAGCTTTCCTTTGTCGCAAAAATACATTGACTTCATCAACACCACGAATGTGTCGGCTGAATTTCTTGAAGGCACTACAGCCTCGGGAAAAACAACAGTCGGGGCAGGCATTAAGTTTATGCGAATGGTGTCGCAAAGTAAAAAGAAGATACACGCAATTGCCGCCAAGACAACAGGTAAAGCCGAAGAAACCATTATTCAGCAGGATAACGGTATTCTCGACCTGCACCGTAACGCAGTTTACTGTGGCAACGGCGACAAGGACTACAAGCTCCCGCATATCAAGTTTGAGGGCAAAATTATCTATATTCTCGGCTACAGCAGTCGGGATAAGTGGGAAATGGTTCTCGGTGCGCAGTTTGGGTGCGTTTATATTGACGAAATCAACACCGCCGATATCGAGTTTATCCGAGAAATGTCAACCCGTAATGATTATATGCTTGCAACCTTGAACCCCGATGACCCGTCATTGCCTGTCTATAAGGAGTTTGTGAACCGCTCCCGACCTTTTAAGAAATACGCAAACGATATTCCGCCCGAAATTACGGCGGAGCTTACAGAAGAACCTGTACCGAATTGGCGGTATTGGTTCTTTTCTTTTGCCGACAATTTAAGTCTTACACCCGAACAGATTGAAAAGAAAAAGAACTCTGCACCGAAAGGTACAAAGCTCTATAAAAATAAAATCTTAGGTTTGCGAGGCAGAGCAACATGTCTTGTGTTCCCGAATTTTGAGAGGGCAAGACATATCAAATCAAAAGAGTGGGCAGGAAAGTTTTTGAACTGTAACCGCAAGTCAGAACACTTTGTTCAGTTCACCGCAGGTCTTGATACCGCCTATTCGCAGAAGTCGCCTGACACTATCGCAATGACATTTTACGGCATTACCAATCACGGCAAGTGTGTTCAGCTTGATGAAAGAGTTTATAACAACGCTGAAATGCAAACACCTATTGCCCCGAGTGACACGGTGAAGAATTTTATTGATTTTCTTGACCGCAACCGTGATGAATGGGGCTTTGCACGCACGGCTTTTATTGACAGCGCCGACCAAGCGACTATTACCGAATTTCAAAAGTATAAGCGACAGCACGGCTGTGTTTATGACTTTGCAAATGCATGGAAGAAAACGAAGATTATCGACCGAATCAATCTTGTACTCGGATGGCTTGCCACTGACTGTTATTTTGTGCTTGACCATTGCAAAAACACGATTGCCGAGTTTGAAATTTACAGCTGGCGAGAGGATAAAGACAACACACCCGAGGACGGTCACGACCATTGCATTAACAGCGGTCAATATGCGTGGTTGCCGTTTAAAAATATTATTGGAAGTGAAATAAATGGGGCTGATTAACAGAATGGCTGAATCTATCAGATCGGGAATTAAAAACTTTTTGCAGATTACTCCTGCAAGCGACAAAACAATTACCGTCACCGAAACAAGCAATCATCTGACCGAGTGCTTTATCAATCGCATTTGGTATTGGGGCAACAGCAGACAGCTTGCGGAGCTGTACAGGCAGATTGATACAAACAAAACTATGTTTTGGGCGGCAAAAAGCACAAAGGGGCTTGAAATCCGTAAAATACACACGGGCTTGCCGGCACTCATCTGCGAAACGCTTGTGAATATCGTAATTGCCGACTACAACGGCACAGATGTTACAAGCAAAAATTCAACCGCTTATGCTGAGCGTTGGGAAGACATTGAAAAGCAGAACAAGCTATCCGACACGGTTAAGCAAATGCTCCGGGACCTATGTGTTGTCGGTGATGGTGCTTTTAAGGTCAGCTTTGACACGGCTGTATCAGATGTTCCGATTGTTGAATGGTATCCTGCCGAAAACATCGACTTTACATATGTGCGTGGCAGAATCCGAGAGGTTAAGTTTTACACCGATTACACGCAAAAACACCGCCGTTACCGTTTTGAAGAAACATACGGTTACGGCTATATTCACTATGCTTTGTATGATGACAACGGCAAAGAGATTGACCTGCACACGGTTGACGCTCTTTCGTGGATTGATTCAAAGGGCGTTACATTTGACGAATCATATATGTGGGCTGTACCTGTCCTTTACGGCAAATCGTGCCACAAGGGCAGAGGTGCGGGCATTATCGGCATAAAAACAGACGCTTTCGACAGCCTTGATGAAGTGTGGTCACAGTGGATGGACGCACTTAGAGCCTGCCGAACAAAGCAGTATGTGCCTGATTGCCTTGTTCCGAGAAATCCCGAAACCTGTCAGCCGATGTCGCCAAATCCGTTTGACAACCGATTTATCACCGTGGGCAACGATATGTCCGAAAACGGCAACGGCAACAGGATTTACACCGAAAGTCCGCAGATTCAGCACGAAAGCTATTTGAGTTCATACATTACTGCCCTCGACCTCTGCTTACAGGGCATTATATCGCCGTCAACTCTCGGCATTGATACGAAGAAGCTTGATAATGCAGACGCTCAGCGTGAAAAGGAAAAGACAACCCTTTACACAAGGCAAAACCTTGTGAAAATTACGCAGAACGCTTTACAGAGCCTTGTTCTTGCCGTACTTAATGCCGACAGTGAGCTTAACGGCAAGGGAATTGTTGACGGAATAGAGGTGTCCGTAAACTTCGGCGAATATGCAAATCCGAGCTTTGAAAGTCAGGTTGAAACCGTGTCAAAAGCAAGACAGGGCGGTTTGATGTCAGTTGAAACCTCGGTTGATGAGCTTTACGGCGACAGCAAGTCGGAGGATTGGAAAGCCGAAGAGGTGCAGAGAATTAAGGAAGAACAGGGCATTGCAGGCGAAGAAGAAAAATCGGAGCTTGACGATGTGGACCTTACCGACACGGGCAATGAACCCGATAAACCCGAAGATATCGCAAATCAGGACGATGACAGCAAATGGGTAAGCAATGAGTGATTACAACATTAAAGAGGCTTTTGAGAGAATTGAAAACGAGCTTATCGACAGTATGATGAGAAATTTCAGCCGTCACAGAGCCGAAGAAACCAAAGAGGGTTACAACTGGACACAATGGCAGGCTGAACAGCTCAAAAGTCTTGAAGAGTACCGTAAGCACAACGCAAAGAAATTCGGCAAGTGTTTCAAAACCATTAACGGCAAGGTTGAAGAGATGATTCGCACCGCCAAAGCTGACGGAAATGCAAGTCAGGAGGCAGAAATTCTTGAAGCTGTCAAGGACGGCTTCAAAGCTCCGAAAAAGCCGTCAGAACACAGCACAGCCGAGTTTTTTAAGGTGAATGACCGTAAACTTGACGCACTCATAAAATCGACCACAGACGATTTAAAGAGGGCAGAAACGGCGGTTTTGCGTATGAGCAACGACAAGTACCGCAAGGCGATTTTTAACGCACAGGTTGCAATGAACACGGGTGCGGTTACATACGAAAAAGCTGTTGATATAGCTTGCAAAGATATGCTCAACGCAGGTCTTAATTGTGTGGAATACAAGAACGGTGCAAGGCACACGCTCTCGGATTATGCGGATATGGCGGGTTAAACAACCAACAAAAAAACCCATCTGCGGGGGGGGGGGGGAAAGCGAGCCGGAAGGGGGGGATACCCC